TACCGTTACGGTTGTCGTGTCGTTGAAATCCCACCAGCCGGCCAGATTGGCGATGCTTTTCGGGTTGAAGCCCGTGGCGCGCGGGCGAAGTAGGCGTGGCGACATTGCCATGAGTGACGCTCTTGTAGGTGATGGAGAGACGTTAGCCCTTCACCGACACCGTCATGGCGCAGGTGGTGGCACCGACGACGACGGGGGCGACGTAGGCAAAGCCGAAACAGGCGTCCGGAATGGGGTGGGCACCCACGGTCACGGCGGTCGTCAGGGCAGAGCCGTCCGCGTAGACCCTGACGGGGGTGTCTTCGGCCCCTGCGGAAACGTGCCAGTTGATCTGGGTGGCGCCGTTGGTGTTGCCGATGAGAACGCCGCCGCCGGCATACCGACCAAACGGGAATCGCGGCGTGGTGGTAGCGGCAGAAGACCCGGCCGTAATTACGGCCCCTGTGTGGAAACGCTCAATCTCGCTCATGTTCGCCCTTTCGCTTTGTAGGCATGTTTTTCGATGAATCGCTCCCGCACTTCCCCAGCCTTGGCACCAGGGTTCTTGCGGAGTTCTTTGCGGACCTCTTCGGCCACGATCTTTTCGTTGATCAGCTTCCGCTTCGGTGCGGCAGGACCGGGGTCATAATTCACTGTCCCCGCTACGGACATGCGGCGCTTCTTGGCCACTCGCAGGACATCGTCGTTGGAAGAGACCCACGCCTCCGGGTCTTGCCACCGTCGCTTGTCGGCCAGACCGCCGCAGTAGTATTTGCCGGAGATGTTGATCCCGGCTGCCTTAGCCTCTTTGATCATCCACTTCGCGGATTCGGCGGGCATGTCGTCCAACTGCTGGTTGTTCATGCGGCCCTGCATAAACGCCCGGTCGGAGCCTTTGGTCCCAGGAGCGATCTGAAGTGCGCACATTTCCGCGAACCGCTCTCCATACTGAAGGGCGTTCTTGTAGACCTCCACAGCCTCTCGGCCGCGATCACTGATTTGCTGGGGGATTTGCATTGGGTTGTGGCTGTTCTGGCGGCGGTCCTGGGGGCGGAGGAGGCGGAGGCGGAATCATGTAGCGAGCGACATCGACTTGCATGGCCTTGCCCCAGTCTTCCAAGAGAGCATTGAAGAGTTCCGGCCTGCCGGCCTGGAGCAATCCCTGGGAAATGGGTGCAAGGATCTGCATGGCGTTGGTGATGTTTTCGATGCGGGTCGCGATGTTGGGCTTCCTCGCACTGCCCGCCTCAACGCGGTACGAATACTCGCGGACGATGCTGTCAGGGTTCTCTCCCTGAACGTGCATGCCCCATGCCTGTGCGGCCATTGGGCCCAGGAGCGGTTCAACATCCTGGGGATAGATCAACCATCGCGCACACAGGGCTTCCTTGCGGGCGACTTCCGAGAGAGCGTCTTCCAGAATCGAAGCGTAGTCGTCCGGCCGTACCGAAATCTGCTCCGCCTTCACCTGGGCTTCTGCGGCTGACCGGAACTGGTTCCTGGTCATCCCGTACACCAGCTCAGTCAGACCCACTCTGCGGTCAAAGAGTGCCGTGACCTCTGCGATGATCTGGTACATGTCCTGGGTCACCCCGGGCATGTTGAAGACCGAGATCACATCGTTGACCGACCGGCCAACTGCTTCGGAGATTTCGACAATGTTGAAGCCCTTCTCCGACTTCTCCAGGATCTTCGACTTCAGGTCTTGGTCCGCAGCCTTGGATACGCCGATCAACGTCTGCGATGAGGTCGCCACGCGGGTCGCGAGGAAGCTCATCGCCCAATTAATGAATCGCAATTCTCCGATACCGGGACGGATCAAAGAGATCGGCCAGGAGTATCCGGGTTTGCCGTGCCATGCGAGCAAGGTGAACGGCCAGCCGCCCGGTTCTGCCCAGAATGGAATCGGCCATTGGCAGGCCATGAACATCTGCTGAGACACGCCTGTTTCGTCTACCGGCTCCTGGAGCATGGGCAGCGGCATGTTCAGTGGAAATTCGACCCCTTCCGCCACAACGAGGTAGCAGTTGGGCCCCATGGCGTCGAACTTGCCACGGAGGTCTTTGTCGGAGTCCTTCAGCCGGTCACCGAAGCCGGTCTTAGAATAGATTTCCCAATAGCAGATGATGTCGTTCGTCTGGCCGTTGCGGCGCTTGGTCTCATAGCCGCGTTCCTTCTCATCCGACCTGGAGGCATACGATTCCAAGTGGCCCTTCAGATCGTCTCTGGAGAGCCCGAACTTCGCTGCCACTTCATCGATGGGCTGAATACGCTTGCGGGCACACCAGCGGATGTCCTCAAACTCATCGGCATCCGGATCCCAGACAAGGTTGTCCACTGAGTCGTAGAACGACCCGGCGAACTTCACTGCACTTCCAGGAGGGGAGTACAGTTCGTGCCACCACACCCCAGCGCCTTTGATGAACGCCTCTTCGACAACCTTCCGGGAGTGCTGTTTCAGGTTCAGTTCGTTGGGCGTGTAGTTCAGGTACTGTTCTAGGAGCGCGGCGATGATCTTGCGGCGTTCGTAGTTGAACTGCTGCTGCTCCATGCCCTGCTGGTAGGCCATCATGCCCTGGTCAGGCATCATCACCGGCTGGCCATCCGGACCCATGACAGGACCGTTGGGCCCCATCTGCGGAACCGGCGGCTGTGGGAAAATCCCCAGGAGTGGCGCCGGGACGATGGGGTAGTCCTTCGGCGTCACTGCCCGGGTCGGATTCCGGTGATGGATGACCGACGTAAAGAGACGAACGGCCTCCCAAACGCGGTTCACGCAAATGCGCACGGCAGGAAGATCAATCCCCTTGGCATAGGCGCGGGCCTGTTCAGGGCCCCACATGGCCTCCGGATCGGAGGCGTAGAACCCCAGAGCCTCCTTCGCATCGTCACTGAAAGGTCGCTTATGGGTCTGCGCCGCCTTGATCAGTTTTAGCCAGCCGGCCGTAACCGGCGCGAGGGGGTTGTCTGCACTCATCCGACCACCTTTAGAGACTGCCCGCCATGCAGCATCTCCTCTAGAAGTTCGACGCGCTTCCTCAAGGCCCAGACCTCACGGTTGTGATCAGCGTGCAGTTTCTGGTGCTTTCCGCTTCTGACGACAACCAAATTTTCCCATCGATTGTCGTCCTTAATGCCGTTGATGTGGTGAACCTCTTCTTTACGCCCAAGCGTTCGCCCAAGATGCTCTGCGGCCACAAGGCGATGCTCCAACACGTAGCCGGCCTTACTTGCCATTGGATGACTTGGAGCATGCACCATCACGTACCCTTGGACGGTGCGAGGACGGCCACCGCTCCACCTTGGCGCACATTCCCCTTTCCGATTCTTCGTTGAAGAGCCGCGAGATCGCAGTCCGGCCAGGGCCGCCAGCCTGCGGCGGACTGTCGTTTGGCTGCACCTAAACTGCGAGGCTACTTCTGCGGTGGACTTTTCGTCGCGCCAATATGCCAAAGCCATCTCGTCTGCCGGCAGGCGGATTCGCTCGCCGCCAATCCGGAGAGCGAATCCCGCCTTGCGCAAATGCTGCCCAACCGTCTTTCCTGTGCCGAGCCCCAGGCTTTTTGCGATGCCTTCACACGTACGACCTTCGTCAAAATACATGCGGCGCAGGTCTTCGGTGCAGTAATTCAGTCGGCTGGGCATTGAACGCTCCTACTTCTTAGTGTCCTTTTCCGCCCGCTTCTCCAGCATGGCGACACGTTCCGAGAGGATGGCAAGCTGCCCGGCCGGCTTGTGCTGCCAAAAACCGTAGGACTTCCACGCCGGGAACTCATTCACGCCCGGGTCATCGACATGGTGGACGGACGCCTTCTCCGTCCCGCCGTAGCCCGGGGAGATGGCCCACAGCGTGAGAGTGCGGGCAGAGACATCCGTGACCAGGGCCGGGACCGGCTTGGCCCCTTCATGGGCATGGAAGAACACAAACTCGCCCAATTCGGCCTTGGGCATGATGAAATCGCTCATTGGTATTTCCCTTTCGGAGAGAGGTACAAGACACCGTCGTCTTCTTTCTGTTGGCGGCGGCGCTTGTCGGCCAGATACTTCACCCACCATGGCTCTGGCCCGGTGACCTTGGGGGGCTTGTGATACTTGGGTTCGTAGGCACACATGTACTCTGCGGCCTGACAGGCGTGGACTTCGCCTCGCGTCTGCGGTTCGTCGGTCACGTAGACCTGACCGTTCACCGTAGTGGTCTTTTTGCGGTAGCGCTTAATCTCCCGCAGGAAGTTGGGGCACCCGCTCTCCAGGACTTTGAACCGCGTCGTCCCGTCTCCCTGGATGTGGAGGAGCTTCCGCATAAGTGCCGTGCGGGCCGGGATGTCGTCCGACCCTGGGGTAAATCCAAATCCCGAAATCTGCGAGCGGATGTTCCGCTTCTTCAATTCCTCGCTGTATAGCTCATGCGGGAGCCTTCCCGATCCAAGGTCGCGGAGCATGCCACCGTGCATGTCCATGATCCAGTTGTAGAAGTGCTGGTTCTGCGCTTTGGCTGCAAACTGTTCACCGAAGATCAGGGCGTTGCACTGCCGGATGTACAGTTCGTCATAGAACAGAATGAACCGTTCGTCAGGCGGGATGGCTGCGAACAGGCACGCCATGACCGTATGCCCCGGATCAATTGCCACGTAGCGGGTCCAGTCGATGGGGACTCGCCCGTCCGGGAGGTGAGATCGGGGCATGACATGGACCGCCGTATTGAACGTCGGATACATGAGCGTGGATTCGGTGGTGAACTCGCCCTCCGCTCGCATGCGAAGTTCGTCCATCCCCAACGCAGACCAGCGTTCGATGTTCTTCTTCTTCTCGCCCTCGTCGATGTGGGCGTTATCCAAGAACCGCAGCGTGAACTTTTTAATGATGGCGTTTGGGTCGCCTTCGGCTTTGTCGGCGCGGTCGCACAGGCCAAGCAGTGCATCATTCTTTGAGTGCGGCATGGCACTCCAGATGAAGCGACCCTTACGATCCGCGAGACGAGCCTGCATCTCCCCAACCCAAGATTCATTGCTGATATCCTCATCAATGTGGACGAGGTCGGCTTGGAAGCCCTGGGGCGGGTCACCTTCTGATGAGAAGCAATAGATCGTCCAGCCGTTCGTAAGCTCTGCTTTCTGGAGATATCCGGCGTTCTTCTGCACCCACGCCATGTCTTTGATCATGCGTGGCGGGATAAGTGGCGGCGCGGGTTTCGTCTCTCGGATGCGGGCCGCATCGCTGACTGGATTGAACGCCCTCCACTGTTTCGTCACTTCGTCACGGATGATCTTAAAGGCGCCGGCTTTGAAGAGCATTGGGTAGATGACCATGCCCACATGGCTCCAGCCTTTGCCAATTAGAACCAGTGTTCCGTTTTCTTTCGGATACTTTCCGTGTGGGTCTTGGCCGGTGGCAGCGCGAGCGTCTTCGATGAACGTGCAAGCGCTCTTGCCGCTGTTGTGATTGGGGAGTCCGTCGATGATGTAGTTGTGCGCCTCAGGAACCTCAAAATCCCAGACATCGCCTTTCCCTAAATATTTGTAGGCGGTAATATACAGACGTTCATTACCACCGACAGGAGTTTTAAATGGGACGGCACAACAAGATCGACTGGCCAGTTGAGCAAATGCGGCAGTGGTACGAGGTGGAGCGCAAAACAGTGGTTGAGATAGGGCTACTGCTGGGCCACAGTTCCAAGGCCGTGAATAAGGCTTGCAAGCGTCTGGGATTTCAGATGCGTCGGCGTGGCCCGAAGGATGGTTCAGAACACCCGTGCTGGAAGGGTGGTCGGAATAGGGATAAGCAGGGCTACATTCTTGTGTATCGCCCAGATCACCCTGGCGCTCGCAAGAACGGCTATATCGGAGAACATCGTCTGGTGGCGGAGGAGATTCTCGGCCGCTACCTCCTGCCGACAGAAGTGGTTCATCACAAGAACGATGTGCCTGACGACAACAGGCCCGATAACCTTCAGGTGTTTGACACCAACGCAGATCACCTTCGCGAGACCCTGGTCGGGAAGTGCCCGAAGTGGACGCCTGAAGGTCGGCAACGCATCCTGGAGTCAGTGCGGCGCGGAGGTCGATCCACCGCCCGTCGCCGGACAGAACAAGGTGGTTCAGCGTGCAACGAATCTCGCCGCCGTTACTCAGGCGAAACGCATACAAGTCGTCACTCGCCTTTATGAAAGGCTTCTCGGCCTGGGATGGAACACGCTTGCCGTCCACCAGCGAGTCCACCCAAAACGACCCGCTGATCTCGCTGACGATCCGGTGCAGTTTGGCGACGGGATCCCACACCGACTGATCCCCAGACAGACATCGGTTGCCTCCAATGACGATCCGCTCACTGGCCATGCAACTATGGAACTCTTCCTGTTTCGGCATTGGCTTGTAGAGCCTGACGGCCTCAATGCGACGTTCCGCGATCTCCTGCTGCAACTCCTTCATGGAGTCCAGCGCGTGCTTCGTCATGCCCGCAATCGGGGCACTAGCGGTCGGAGGTGGGGGGATCTTGGGGTGCTTGCGCATTGAGTTCAGAGAGGACGATGTCTATGGCTTCCACTATCGACTTGTCAGACGGTCGCGTCCCGGTGAGGAACTCTGAGCAATACCGTCTCAGGTTCTTCAGGACGACGACCGCATCACCCAGCCGCTGGAGTTCCGTCTGCGTTTTCATGCTCACCGCACTTTGTTTCCGGAGTTGTCATTGGGAAGCGGCTGTCCCCGCTCTCCATCGGCGTCGGGGGATACCGGAGGCACAACCCAATCCGTGGCTCCTTGTTGACTTCGATCCACCACTTGCAAGTTTCGCACTGCTTCATTGAGGTCTTTCTGTGGTAAGGCGTTGATGACCGTCGCCGCTTCCAGAACACGTTTCTGTAGCTCCGTTTCCAATTCGTCTTCGGACCAGAGGGTGAGCGGTTTCTTCGCCCCACCGTCTGCGGAGTTCTGGGCCGTGAGCCGGACCATCGTCTCCAGCATCTTGGTCCTGAATGCACCGCCGGCAGGGGCGTCGTAGAACTGCTTCATCCAAGCGTTGCCAAACCCCGCCACGCCACCGAAGTAGGTGTAGAGAATCTCCACCAACTCAGAGGAATGAGGGATGTTCGATCCACCCAGGCGGGCGGCTGCGATGAAGAGATCGACAGCACCCTTCTCAATCTCTTCCAGCTTCTTGTCGGTCTTACGCTTGCGCTTCTTCTTCGCAATCGTATTGCGGCAGTGACGGCACTTGGAGTGATAGCCGTCCTTCGACTTGTGGAAGTGTTTGGGGTCTAGCGGGTAGGTCTTGCCGCACTCGGCGCAGGTGCGTTCGCTAGACACTCACTTTGAACTTGGGCTTTAGGTCCACGATCTTCACGGTCGAATCGAAGTTGGCTTCCCAGGACTGCTTCAGCTTCTCGGAGATGTGCTTGGCTTCGATGAACTGCGGCTTGCCAACGCACTTCGGCTTCCAGTGGCCCGCCCAAGAATCCCAGTTACAGAAGAGCGGATTGTATCCCAGCTTCTGCGTACCAACCAAAGAAAGATCGCGTGTCTGTGTAACATCTTCCGTGGACGCCTTCTCGGCCTGATACTTGTCGGGAAATTCGTAATAGTACCAGGGCTTGTCCGCTTCGGTCTTGGGCTCCGTGAGTTCAAAAGACCGCATGTCGTACATGATCAGGCCCGTGGGGAGCGCAGCGCATTCCTGGATGCCGGACAGCTTCACAGCCTGGGAGCGTTCGTACATCTTCAACTGGAAGTCCGGATTCGGATTGTCGGTCTGCATGTTCCGCCACTCAAAGACGTACACACACTCCATCGGCGGCGGGCCGCAGTACGGGGCGCCGATGACACACGGGCCTTTGTCGTAGTGGTCGTACAGGAAGTCGAACGAGGACGGGAAGAACTTCTTGCCGTCCGGCTCGCAGTCGGGCTTCATGTCCGAATCGATCATCACCAACACATCCACCCCGTACTCACGGGCCTGGAGAACTGCCCGGTTGCGGGTCATGGTGATCGGCGTGTCGGCAAGGTTCCAGATGCGGATGTTCTCAATTCGTGGATCCCGGGACGCCTCGGCGACGAGGGGTGTCATCCACTCCCTGATGTCTGGGACTTCAGAGGAAATCCCGCCGTTGCCGCCGTAAGAGAAAGTAACCAGACCGACGTTCAGCTTGCGTTGTTGCATGGTATCACCTCGGGGGAGAGTGATGGTATCGAATTAGTGTACGGATGTCAACGCTTACGTGTAGATCCCGCCGCGTGGGCCGGTCCCAGAAGACCAAGGCGACTTTTGCGGCATGGGCTGCGGCAAGTAGCCTTCGTTCCTGGCCCATGTGTCATACGCTTGGTTTTGATATTCCAATGGTGTATTCGGCGCAAAGCTCATGGTTCCCATGAAGCTCTCGCCCGCGTCATTGACGTAGCGTACAGGGCCCGCCGGTGCTGATGGCGGCGGCGCGGACGGCTGCTGCCAATCGCGGAAACCGCCAAACCCCATGCCGTACTGGGAATACGGATCGGAGTATGCGTCACTAAATCCATACGGATTCATGAACGGGTTGGCTTCGATGGGCGCGGCGAACGGATTGCGCCAGCCACCCTGGACCATGTCGCCTGCATTGCCCCAGAGGTTGTTGATGTCGAAGGGCTGCGGACGACCCCAGTCGGCCGGCGGAGCGCCCTGACCGAGATAGGTTCCGCTCTGGTTCTGCCCCAAGCGTTCGATGAGTTGCGCGACGAAGGCGTCCTGCTGGGGGAAGTACTGATCGGGCGTGGTCGGATTCCCGAACATGTCCGTCATCTGCGTCTGAAATTGCGGAGGCATCGCATAGGTGCCGGGCATGCCACGGAAGACTGCGTCTTGGGGAATTCCGCCTTGGCCGGGCATGGGTTGCGCACTATTGACCGGCGGCGGCGGCAACTGATTCTGCGTCTGCCCAGTTCGCTTGTAGCGACCAAACTCCTCAATGTCTCTGCCGGGATCCCCCATTCGCTGCCCTTGGGCCCGTAGGTAATCCTGATACCTGGGATCAGCATAGTCCTGACGGCTGACTCCGTTGCGGGCCATCATCTCGTCGTAGCGGCGCGTGTCTTCCGGATCGGCCATGAGTCCGCCGTACTGCTGCGGTCTCGGATTTGCGTCCGAATACGGCACCATCATGTCACCGCCGTACGCCCGCCCGGAGCTTGTGGCTACGGGTGGTTCGTTCGTGCGGTACTGCGAGCCCGGTGGTTGCGGCATCGGGTATCCCTGCGGCTGCTGGCTGGACGACTGCCGGCCTTGCTGTGGCATGGGGTAGCCTTGCGATTGGCCGTACTGCTGCTGCAACTGCGTCATCAACTGCGATCCGCCGTACTGCGTCTGCTGCTGCGGCAGTTGGAAGCCGCCGCCCGTGGGAGGCTCGGGCATTTGATAGCCACCGCCGGTCTGCGGATTGCCGTACGGGCTCCCTTGCGACTGCGTCTGTGTCGGCTGCGCTTTCCCGGGAGCGTACATCGACATGTCCGGGGCTTTGGTGACGTTCGCCTGCGGCTGCGTGACGTTGGCCTGCTGCTGCTGGACGGGCTGCTTGTAGCCCATCTGCACCAGCTTTTTGGCGGCGGCGTTTCCGCCCTGCGCAGCACCCGTAATGCCGCCGGGCTGGAAGTTGCCGCCGAACACTTGGTCGCTACCAGCCACCATGTACGCCATTACTCGTCACCCTTCTTCGTTGGGATGCTGTCCATGCCCATACCCGTGCCCTGGAGCATGCGCAGTTTGATGATGTCCACGGACTCTGGCTTCCGCGTCTCGGCAATGAGTTGCCGGAGGTAGTCCAGGTTCTGGATTGCTGGTTCCATAAAGAAAACGCCGCTGGCCAGTTGCCCAGCCAGCGGCGCCCCCGATTGCCCTGTGACGGGCAGTTCTTAGTAGCGGGTCTTCACGATGGCCAGGACGTTCGCCCCGGTGGTCGCACCCGTGCTGCACGCACGGCCGAGAACACCAAGACCGTTGTCGCCGGCACCAGTCGTCGCAGCACCCACGCCGCTCTTCGTCACGCGACCAGCCGTAGTGCCCGTCGAAGCCGCAGCGGTGATCGCCGCGAGACGGTCGCCCGCGACCAGATCCGAACCGCTGAGAGCAACAGCCACCTCAGTCGGACCTTCCACCGTGACCCAGAACACATCGTTCACCGCAACGCCCGTCGCCGGGAGATGCTCATCCACCACGCCAACGCGCTCTTCGTTGGTTGCCGTGGTGTAGCCCTTCGTCACCGTGAAGCCAGCCAGACCAGCCGTGGCCGTGTCGAACGCCACAACCCGCTTGGGGGCCAGGGCGATGGACGACGAGTTCCGCACGGCAACGCAGGTCTTCACCCGGTTGCTGCGGATCCGGCCCGTGCTGGGATCAACGTCAGGGAAGGTCTTCACCGCCCCGACCCAGTTTGCACCGTCCGTGGCGTTGGTGACCCCAAGGGTCTGGCCAAGCGAGAACGGCGGATCAACAAAAAGACTCATTTCAGATTACCTCTTTCTTTAGGCAAGGGCAGCGAGTTTGAAGAAGTTGCGCGGGCTCTTAAACTTAAGGTTGCCCAACGTTGACACAACGTAGCGATACTGCTGGGTGATCTCGTCGTAGAACGGGCCCTCAGAGTTGAGAAGCTGTCCTTCCATGCAGAGCAACTCCATGTTGCCGATGGCGAGACCGTAGCCAGTGTCGGCCGGAATCGAATTTTCCGCCGAAACCTCAACTCCGTCGAACTCAAACACATCCGTGAAGCCATAGCTCCGCAGACCGTTCTGACGGCTGACGATGACCCGTTCCTTGTCGTCCAGCTTGTTCAGGAAGTCGATGTACCAACGACGGTTCAGGAGAACCATGTCGATCTGGTCTTCCTTCGTATCGTTGCGACGAGCCTGATGAAGCGCCTCGCGGAGAGCCTTGGCACAGTTGGCTGCCCAGGTCGTACCGCCGAAGTAGCTGCTGGTCACGTTCGCGATGACCGGGCTGTAGAAGTCGAACTCCGGATCGGCCTCACCGTTGGGCCAAACGCCCGTCTTCTGCGAGCCGCCGTACGCGCCCAGGACGGTCGAAAGACCGGCGTAGGTGTCGGACGGATACGCAAACGGATCCAAGGCATTGGCCGCACGCTGGGCGCCGGTCGCCACGTTGATCGTGCCGTTGGTGCCCAGGAACGACTCCAGGCCGTGGAAGCGAAGCTCGTTGCCGGCAGCGTAGCCGTCAACCACCCACTCCTTGGCGAGGTACTGTTCCATGCTGGTCAGAAGACGCGAAGCCATCTTGCCAGCAACGTTGACAAGAGCTTGTGCGCTACGATTTTCCAACATCTCTTTCTTGTAGATCGCATCAGTCACTTGCGCGCCACGATACTCCAGTTCGGCGTTCTTCCAGAGGTTCTGGCGAGCGAACGAGCGAGGAGTTTCGCCGTTGTTACCGCTTGGGGTATGGTTGCGATACTGGATTTCCCAGTCGAAACCTCGTCCCGACATGTTGGTGCGAATGTTGCCGCTGCCTTCCAAAGCAGCGAACACCTTGTACTTCCGCAACGAGGCGACCTCTTCCTCCCGAAGGTGGTTGACAATCGTCGTTGCGATGGAACGTGCCCAGTCAGTCGAACTAGCCATTAAAGGACTCCATCGTTAACGAGTTGGCCTTTCAGCCGCTCTTCAAAACTCATCCGAGAACGCGGTGCCCTCGGCTCTGTGGTGCCTGCACTTCGATTCGGAGCGCGGGTTGCACGCTCGCGAAGGAACTGCATGTTCTGTTGTGCAACGGGGTCAACGGGGGCTTGGGGTGCGGGCTGCGGGGCGAAGCCCTGCGGCGGAGCCTGCGGAGGAGCCTGCTGCATCTGCTGGTAGCGCAGGTTCAGGAGATCCCGCTGGAGCATGCCGGTGGCGTACTGCCAACGGGCCTTGGGATCCTGGATGCCGATCTGCTGGGCCTGTCCGATGTACGCCTGGATGGCCTGACCTTCCCGGCTCACCGATCCGTCCTGGTTGTAGAGCCAGTCGGAGTTCTGACGTTCCAGATCCTGGACGTAGTTCTGCGACTGATACTGGCCCAGTTGCTGTTGGACAAGCTCTTGGGCCTTCTGCATCGCGACCTGTTCAACGAACGGCTTCAGCGTGTTCTCGGGATCCGTGACCAGCTTGCGAGCGAAGTTCGCGGTGTAGTCCTGGTACTTCCGGAGAGCCTGCTGGGCCTCAAACGGAGCGTTGGGGTCGATGACCTCTTTGCCCGTCTGGGGGTCGCGGACGATGTACGACTTGTAGGTGTCTTCGATGGACGGGGGGTTCCACCACTTCGGCTGCTCGGGAGCCTTGGGGCGGCTGGCTTCCTGCTGGGCGGCGAGCCACTGCTGATACTTCTCGCGGTTCTGGACGTAGTCCGTGGTGTGCGGGATCAACGACTGGAACTGCTGAAGCTGACGCTGGGTCTCGCCGTAACCGTTGAACGCACGGTACAGGTTCTGGGCGATAGCGAGATCGTCCTGGCCCTGGAACTCCGGAAGTGCGCGGAACGCTGAGAAGGGCGAATCGAAGCCCTGCGATGCGTCTTGTGCAGGCGCCGACTGCGGGGCGGAATCAACGGGAGCCGAAACGGGGGCTTCGGAAACGGATTCGTTCTGGAGAATTTCGTCGGACATTTATTTCACCTTCGGGGGGAGGAGGTTCCTCTGGTGAACTAATGTCTATGTAACTCCGTTTTTGTTACGGTTTTAGGTCGCTTCGACCTCCGCCTCAGTCTCAATCCACACCCGGGCGCCACATGAGAGAGGGCTGTCCGGTTCGTATCGCACCACACAGGGACCGTTGATCTTCACGGAGTGGGCGTACTGGTTGGACTTGTACGTCTTCACCGTGAGGACGGGGTCTCGCTCCCCGGTCTTCTGGTTCTTTTTGATTACGTGCTGGTTAACGTGGATGATGTGCTTCATGTGTACCAGTGTACATCATTCGTCGGCAGTTGCGCCAGCGGCAATGGGCGCCAGCATTCCGTATTTGCGCAGGATGCGGATGGAGTCTTCGGTGCCTGGGAACATGACGTAGTTGCGGGTGCCGGCGCCCGCGTTGCGCGAGCCTTGGTCTAAGTAGCGGATACCAGGCACGCCGGACTGAAGCAAGTAATCGGAAAATTCCCTGGGGCCCATCGGCGGGCGCCCAGCGCCTATTGGGCGACGGTTTCTTCCGGCCTGGATGGCGAGGCTAGCTGGCGCCTGCGTTGGGTCTTTGGAAATGTTCATCCAATGGTCGTGTCGCCCCTGAGTGGTGGCCTGCAAAGCATTGTTGCGCGCTTCGTCAGCCGCCATTTCCAGCAGCGCGATGTTCTCGCGGATCGGCATCGGTTGCTGGCCTATGGGTGCGTCATAGTCGATCAACGAATCCTCGGGGTGGCCTACCTCAACTTCGTACATTCTCCCCTGGCGAGGGCCTAGCGCGACATTCTTGCGCCGGAGATTGTCTAGTGCGCCTAGCCATATCTTGGTGTCTTCCGGCCAATACCCAACCGCCGACGAGAACAGGTCGTCAACGTCTACGGCCTCTGGGGCATACTCACGCAATGCACTGACCGCTGTCCATTCCGGCGATGTGCTGGACTTCCCTTGCGCGCGCAGTGTCTGCAAATACTCAACGCTGGGAATGCCTCCAATCAGCACATCGCGATCCGGGGATAATTTGTCGCGATAAGATTTCGCCACACCCTCGCGGCTCGCGAGATAGTGGCCAAACCCAAAGCTCTGCGCACCCTCCCCCGTCCCGATCTTTGACGCATCAAAACGATCAAAGTCATACGGGCTGCCGTGATACGCGCGAATGACCTTGCGAACGGCATCGCCAGCTTCGTCTAGATGGGAGAGTGGGTTCGCCATTACTCGTCACTCAATAGCCCATAGGCTATGCCCCCACCCATGACTCCTCCTGCGCCCATCAGTCCTCCGACGATCTCGGGGTTCTCTCGGAGTGCCTTGCGGAGAACGACTTGCGGGGATTCTGCGGCGAGACGGGCGAGGAGGTCGTCGTTCAGTGGGAGTTTGAATACGGACGGGAGCTGGTCGTAGACCTCGGGGTTCTGTCGGCCGCTCTCCAGGATCGCTCGGGCATTGGCCAGTCGGCGTTCCTGGCGGGCGGCTGATGCGTCATGGGGATACGGACGCGGAGGATCATTCGGGACGCGAACTGATACTCGCTTCACTCCGCCGCGTGGAGGGACGGAAAGATACTCTCCAGGAATGTCGCCGTAGATGTTGGGGACTGCGTTCCTCACTCCGCGTTGACGGGTCACGTAGCGATAGCCCTTCCCATATCGCTCGGCTTCTGAGCGGGCCCATTCACTGGGAAGTGGGGTGGTGTCTACCTCCGCCCCACGGCGGGCCATCATCATGGCTTCCATGGCAGACTCGGGGGCGGCACGGGGCAGGCCGGCGAGGATGTCGTCGGCTACCCATGGGACGAGACCAGAGACATCTGCGACGTAGCGGGTTGGGTTGGGCATTACTCTTCGCCTGACTGTGTGGCTGCGGCTGCTGGAACGGCGAAGTACCGTGTCAGAATTTCATTGATATGACGCCGCGCCGTAGGACTGTTCTTGTAGCCTTCGGAGTACAGCATCCGTGCGAGCGGGTGGAGACGTTGAAGAGACTCCCCAGCCTCAACGCGCTCCATGACTGCATTCGCGTCCCTGGCGTTTCGCACCAGGCGGCCGCGCTCACGGACAAAGTCGTCGCCAGCCTCGGTGAGATACGCAAACGCCTCAGACGGTTGCGAGTAGTACCTGCGCGACTGATCTTTGAGCCGCAGTCCGTCTGCCTCTGGGCGCTGGGACGCAAGCGAGGACAACGCCCGCCTTAAATCGCGGCCGGGCAATTCCGTGGAGTGCCGGGCCTCATGGATCAGAAGACGTATGGGGTCTGAGTAATCTTCCGTAACGTCCAGCGCCTGTTTTTGTCGCTGCCCGGTGCTGCGGAGGTACAGTGCGACATGCCGGCCAGAATCTCCGTCTACGGACACCGGGCCGGACGGCCGCGCAAGAATCGGGATGTGTCCCGATCCGATAGGGGTTTGCATTCCCCCCAGCGGAAGGCGCATCAAAGCCTCCTCCGCTAAGTCGTCGTTGTAGGTCTTGCGCAAGATGAGCTGGTGGGGATCTAGCATTCCAGACTCGGACCCGGGCGGCGGGGGCATGAAGTCGCGGTTGCGAGCTAGCGCATCCTTGCCGAGATACTCTTCGTCCGGCGTGGCAATTTTAGAGAACGGGTAATAGACATCGCGATCATCGGCCAGTTCGCCTATCAGTCTGCGAACCACGCCGCCCGCGTTATCTATCCCCGATATCGGGTTGGGCATTAGCGCAACTCCTCATTCAGGCGGCGGGCTGTTTCTTCGGCTTTCGCTCTCATGGCTTCGCTGATCCCCAAGAATGCTCCAGGCAATGCAGCCTCGCCAAGCATGTGACCGCCGGCCGCAAGTCGTCGCCCTTGCAGCAGAGCGCGGATCGCGTGCGGCCCTTCGCTGAGTGGATCAGTTGCTGCGTCAATCGCCATTGCGGCTACCTTGCCCCCCAGGCCGTCGCCAAAGATCGGATACGCCATGTCGCCGCCATCGGTCATACCGCGACGGGCGACCATTTCGTACGGCATGGAAGACATGGCCATCAGCGCCCTCGGGCGGTCGGTCGCGTCAACAGCAAACGTCAGGTCGGCTACAGGTCGATCCTCTTCAGCCTTACGCTCCGCCTCCCACGCATATTGCACTGGATCCTTCTCGCCAGACAGCGCCCTGGGGATTCCAAGAAGCAGGCGGTTGGCAGAATCCGACAAGTCGTCGGCTGCCTTCTCGTCACCTCCTAGCATCCGGCCGGCGTTCATGTTGGTGGATGCGAAAGCCTGCATGAAGTCAGTTCCTGCGCGAAGTGGCTGGCCGAATGCCAAGACGCCGCGATTCCAGTACGGTGACTTCAGGGACTTCTGTTTGCCGACCGCTTCTTCCAAGAACGGGATAACGGATCGCCCCATGCCTTCAGTGAATACGTGCGATGACTGATCTCCCGTTACCCGCATGTAGCGGTCATTGCGGGACTTCATGTCCTCCACGCCGTCTAGGAACTTCCCTCTCCGCATGTCCTGTTGGTAGTGCGGTTGCGTTTTGACCTGATACGCCAGAATGCCGGGATGATTGAACGCAAGAGACACCATGCCGGGCATCTCATAATCGGTCTGCTTGGCGTCCCGGAGGAGTTGGCGGATCTCGTCCGCGATCTGGTCAGGGCCCATTAGCAGTTCCACGCCCGCAAGGACTTATTGATCCGAGAGTCGGGGTCGTTGGCCGTCTCCGCGCTGGTGAGTTTCTCCTTCATGCCCTTCATCCTGGCACAGAAGGAATCCCGCCTAGATCCGCCTTCCGGCTGGGGAGCCTTCAGGTTCGCACCATGCTCGCGGTTGTATGCCGCCCTGCCCCGGGCATTGAGACCGCCATCGGGGTCTTGCCCTTCCTTGCGAGTCCAGAGCCCGGCCCGCAGCTTCCGGATCTTGTCACCCTCGCTGTCCACTCAACTTCCTCCACTGCTTGGGATCTGGGTAGTCCTTATCACCCGGCTTGGCGGGCGCTTCGCCGCGTTCACGCTTGGCGTGGACGTTGGCCCAGAGGCCCTTGCGGAGTTTGCGGATCTTGTCGCCTTCAGAGTCCATCGTCCCAGTCGTCGTCAAAGAGGAAGTCGAACATCAGTAGATCGCCCCGCCACGGAACGCGGCTTTGGGCTGGGGGCCAGATGACTGACGGGCCTGATCCAGCCGGGCCAGGATGGCATCCAACTCCATCCGCTTCAGTTCCTTCTCATGCTCCATGCGGCGCATCTCACGCATCTGGGCGACACGGGAGTCGTTCTCGTCCTGATGGGCACCCATGGTCTGGGAGATCATGCCCTGGAGGGCGTTCGCCTGGGCACCTGGGCCGAAGTTCCGGATGAAGTCTTGGTGTGGGTTCATTTGAGTTGCGAAGGGTGTGGTGCGACGGGCGTTCTGTTGCGCTTGGGCACGTTCTTTGATAGCGTTCTGGCGATCCAGATTCTGGCGGTCCTGCATGGTCCGCTTGCCAGCCTGGGCGAGATTGAAACCACCGGGCTGGCGAATGGGAGCCAACGGGTCATTGGGATCAATGACTTGGCCTGACTCTTGCGCCGCTTGGTCGAACAGGCCGTACAGGTCAAAGGACATGTGATTCTCCTAAGAGATCACTGTCCCTTTTTGCGGGCATTGCGAATGGCTTTTCTCACCAGGATCTTTCCCGCCATGCGAAGGAAGGGAAGTTTCCTCTTCGTCGCTTCTTCCTGGAGCCAGTCGCAGATGGTCTCCAGGTTCGCTTCACACCAGCCGGGTTCCTTTAACTCATTGGCATCCATGAGTTTGGCACGGGCGTTACATGAACAACCGGGAGAGGCGACGATACCGACACGCTTCAGGAGGGCTTTGAGTTCTGTACCTGGACCGTGACCGATCTCTTCGACCTTGGGTGGGCGAGTCTTGGCGGCCTTGGGATTGCGGTACTTCTTTACCAGGAGGCGGTAGGAATCTGGGGAGAGTTTTACTTTGTCACCATCTACCTGGGCGCGGGATAGGACATCGTCCAGATACCCGGCGGGACGGGAGAGTGCGGTCTTGGATAGGGAGGCAAGGGAGAGCGTGATCATGGGTCGGGTGGTATCGATCTACAGGGGGCGGTGCGCACTTCGTCTTCTATCTCTTGGGCGGAGGCTGCTGGCAGTTCGTCGGCCGGGACGCACTCGCAATCCCCAGTACAGTACACACCGAATTCTTGCCAGTCGGGGGTCTGGCCCTCTGCATAGACGTATGAGCAGAAGCCATCACCGCAGCACGGAACAACCTCGTAGGAAATTGGGTCTCCGGGATTCTCTGCGTCCGGGCCTCGCAATGGTCCAGTCGCCGCCTCAAAGCTAGCGCGGCATTCGCACGTAATTGTTACGAGCGTCGTGTACCTATAAATTTCATCGTTTTCGATGAACTCAATGGTCGTGTTTGATTTGCCGCAGGTGCCGATTGCGAAAGCCGAGAAATCCCCCGCTTCGTCGTCCAGGCTAGAATCGTATGAGTACAGGCGGCACTCAGTTTCCGTGCAGCACGGCTCATCCTCGCACACACCGTCACAGCAGTACTGGCCTTCGTTGCAGCAGACCTGATTCTCCCCACTACCACAGCACTCCTGGGAGGGTGGGCAACATTCCTCTCCACAGCAGAGGTCGCCTTCTGGACAGCACTCCTGGCCAGAGCCCACACCGCAACAGACGCGGGGATCCTCGCAACAGGTCTTGGACCCAGTGGGCCCGCAGCAGATGTCGGGCTCCTTGCAACAGGTGGACGGGGAACCGCAGCATTCGCCCGGCGGGGTGCCATTCTCGCAGCAACACTTGCAGCAGGCCATTAGACGCCCTTTCTAGTAAACAAGTGTCCAGCGTCACCCTGGAGGCGAAACGGGGCTTAGAGGGCGAATCTGGGCCTCTGGCGGGTGGCGACACGCGGGCGACATGGGGGAAACAACGAGAAGCATCGGGTTTTGAAAAAAGTCGGGTGGGGAATTGACATGATTCCGACGACGATTTGG